CGGAGCGGTGCCCGCCTGCGCCATGATCAGTTGGCACTGCTGTTTCATGCTGGTTTCCTCAAGGTGGGCCACAACGGCCCGCTGGTGAACCTCGCGGAGCGAGGCGAAGGCTGAAGCGGTGGTGGTTGCCTGAATGTGCTTGCGCAGCAGGGCATGCACGGCGCCCTCGGTCCCGGAGATCGCGCTCACATAGGACAGCAGCGCTGCTGCCGCGACGGAGTCCGCAGGCTCGGGCTGCACGTCGGGAATGACTTCGCTGATCAGACCCAGCGCCAGTGCTTCGGCTGCAGTGAGCCAGTGATCCTTGCGATCAGTCAGCATCGTCTCGATATCGGCCGGATTCTTCGCACGGCCCGAATAGGTCACCAGCATCTGGCGACCGTACACATCGATCTGGTCGGCCCGCTCGCGCAGATCACCAGCAAAACCCCAGCCGCCACCCTGCGGCCCGTGCAGCATCAGCATCGTGTTCTCGTGCATGCGGCGGGTGCTGCCGGCCATGGCAATCAGGCTGGCGATGCTCGCAGCAACGCCGTCCACGGTGACGTTGATGGTCGCCGGATGCTGCTTCAGCGCGTTGTAGATCGCCAGCCCATCAGTGACCACGCCGCCATCGGAATTGATCCGCACGTTGATCACGCTCGCGGTCGTGCCGGCCAGCTGCTCGACCACGCTGGCAGCAGTGACGCCCTCACCCCAGAAGTAATCCCCAATTGGCCCGTAGATCAGCAGCTCGGCCTCACCGCCGCTGGTGGTGTTCAGCGCGAGGACCGATTTGCCCTTTGCCTCCGGCTGCAGCGCTTCGATGTCGCTTGCATCAAACGCGAAGGTCGCGGCCAGGACCGCGCCAAGCGCGGCTGCCATGGCGTTGCGCGTGAGGTGATTCATTGCACATCCTCAGAAGTGGTTGGAATGGAACTGCCATCGGAGTTGGCCTGGGCCACGCCAGCGTCACTCACCTGGCCCGGATCGCTGTCCAGGGTGATTCCCAGATCACGCGCCCACTTACGTTCGTTGCGGATCTCTTCCAGCGTGTCGTACATGCGCCCCCCGCGCTCACTGATGACCGACGTGAGCGAGCGAATACCGGCGCGAATCATCATGCGGAGGCCGGTCGCTTCATGGACCGGGTTGATCCACGGCATCACCGGCGGCATGTACATCGCATCGGTGATCGTGGTCATCGAAACGCCGGTCGGAACGACCAGCTCGCCGGAGGCAATTGCAGCCTTGATGAAGCGCTCGTAGATCGGCCGAACAATCTGCGAGATCACCTCATAGGCCAGAACACCGTATGCGCCGTACTGCTCAACCAACTCCTGCCGCTGTGCGGAGTAGGTGCCGTTGTAGTTCTTCGACAGCGACGAAAACGACACCCGCATACCGCCGGCTACAGCACGCAGCTGCCCGTTCCGGTAGGTTTCCAGATTGGGATTGGGGCGATTGGTGTCGACGGTGCCAACGCTCTCCCCCTTCACCAGGTCATCGAACACCATGCCCGGCTGGAACCGCATGGTCCTGCGTTCCGGCACCGTTTCGTTATCGCCGTAGCTCTGCGCATCACCCTTGATGATGAAGGCAGCCATGCTGGCTGCGATCTTGGCGGCGACGCGCTCGGATTCCTCGTAATCCTTAAGGTCATCCAAGCGAGTCAGCACAGACGCCAGCAGGCTGACACCGCGCACTTGCCCGATGCGATCAACCATCTTGGCGTGGTGAACGAATTCGGCACTCACGCGTTTCACTTCCGGCATGACTGCGTTCGGGTCACCGGGATGCTGCTTGTAAAGGTGATACGCGATGGGCCGGTTCCAGGCGTTTTTCTCCACGCCCTGCATGATGTTCCTGACCGGATCGTTCAAATCAATCGGCAGGAGATCAGGCTCGATCATCTCGATGCTGTAGGGAACGACGGTGCCATGGTCGAGATACGGCACCGGCCCGATCAGATCCTGGTACAGCACCTCCCCGTCGCGGAACAGGGTCCGGGTCATCAGGCGCTGTGCCGCCCCGAAGTCATGGCACCAGGTGACCTCCGGTCGCTTCCAGAAGTCCCGCAGCAACGGGGTGATCTGATCGACCAGGGATTCCACGATGTTCCCGTTCACGTCGCGCGGCTGCGGCTCGATGCCGATGCCATCCCGCCCGATCACGTTCTGGACCATCTGGTTGAAGCCGTTCACCACGATGTCGTGGTTGCGGTCGAGGTGCCGCGCCTGGGTTCGGATTCGCGTCGCACCGCTGGCAACCGCAGTGTTACCGGACCCAAACTCGCGCGCAGCCTCTCGCAGGCGGCTGGGCGTGGCACCGTCGTAGGCACTGCTGTATGCCGCGATGCGTGCACGCGCCATGGCACGCTTCGCACCCCAGCCGGGGGCCACAGCGGCGATGGCGCGGTCAAGGCGGTTCACTCGCGCCCCCTGAAATCAGCAAGAGACACGGACATGCGGCTACCGCCCCGTGCCTGCATGTTCACCTTGGCTTCCCACTCGCGCCGGCCGGCGCGAATCTCTACCAGGTCGGCGCGATTCAGCTGCCGTTCCCCCATGCGGAACGACTGCCCCTGCAGCACCGCAACCTCGGCGGCCAGGTACATTTCCAGCATGGATTGGGCGGGTGTTGGCATGGGAACAGTTTGGAGACTGAGCCGTCTCAACCGTTACCAGCCGCATGAGACGATCTCGATTTCGCCCCATATGAAATCAGTCACTTACAAAGCGACCGTCTCAATCTTTGCCAGAAGGTGAGACGACCGCTGGTATCTTCATCCCGCTCTTGATGGCTTGGGTAATCCACCCGGGAACATTCGATACAGTGCCGCTCTCGATACACCGTGCCGACGGCAGACCAATCGCCAGTCCTGCCCCTCAGCTAGCTCGGCACGAATCACCTCCACGCGCGAGCAAGGTTTGTCCTGCCCAGCTGCTTTGGGGATGTGCAGGCGCTCGCCGCCGTACTCGGTCTGCAGAACCGTCATCACCGCCGTGGCGTAGGGCATGGCGTGTTCCTCGTTCAAGCCTGTCTGTTCGACAATGCCCCGAACCACCAGGCGACGCAGCTGTTCCGCTGCGTCAATGTCACGAGAATTGCTCATAGCCGGCTGCTCCAACCGCTCGACCCGAAACCATCGCGCGAGGTTTCACGGGAATCGCGCGCTACCTGCACAGGCCTCGGCGTTGGCTTCTTCTCGACCGCAGCCACGTGCGACTCCGGCACTACGGTGGCAGCGCCAACCGCCGCGAGTCCCGATACGGCCGGAAGGCTGAACAAATCGTTCTCGGGCTGCACTTGTTCCTCCAATTGATCCCACCACTTCGCTTTCTTGGGCCCCCACAGGTCGAGGCGCTCTTCCAGCCATATCTCGTACGTCAGGCAGTCCTTGACCTCGATTCGCTTGCGCGTCGCGGTCCACCTGGACTCAGACCCGCCCTTCATCCGCCGCGTGGCGCGGATCTCGCCCGCCAGCTGCTTGAACCATTCGGGCGAGAGCTGATCCGACAGGTGGACGTAGCCGGGCCCCGGCACAGCGACATCCAACCGCGCCTGGAAGCGGTCCTTGGCGAGATTCGTACCTACGTGCCAGAGCACGGGGCCATGCTTCTCGATGCGACCGTTGAACCGGTAGCTCACGCGGCTGTTTCCGTTCTCGATAGACCGTTCCTGCCCGCTGGCACCTTTGACGGCATGCACGCGAAGTGCCTTCAGTTTGTGGGCGAAGGCATACACCGCATCGGCATGGTGACCACCCGAATCGATGGCGGTTGCATAGATGCGCTGGGCCCGGCCACTGGCGTGGGTGTACTCCTGCTCCCGCAGAAATGCTTCCGCCTCGTTCCAGACCTCCATTTGCGCGGGGTTCCCGAAGAACACGCGGTGATCAATCGTCCACATCTGACCGCCCCGACCCACGCCCCATACGCCAGCCTCAAGGCGGTTGTCCTGCGTGTCCATGCCACACAGGAGCAACAAGCAATCGCGAGGCATAGTCTTCAAGGGGAACGGCTCCGCCCTGTTGACCAGCTCCTCTGCATCCGTCCGCTCGACCTCACCCTCCCAGGTCTCACCGAGAGTGGTGTTGGTCCACGCCTTCAGCTTGCTGTCGTCGCCTTCCTGGTGCTTGGTGAACGCCTCTAGGAACTCGCGAACAATTTGCTGCCACGCGACAGCCGGGCTGTACGCGGTCCAGATGTGAACCGCCACATGGCGCGGAGCCGGGACGACCTGGTCATCTGGAGTCGTGAAGCGACCATCTGCGCGGAGCCAGAGGTCACCGCGCGAGTTCACCCATTCACCCTGCTCTGCGGCCTGCAGGTACTCGCCCTGCGTCATGGGGTAAGTGCAGTGTGGGCAGAGGTGGTAGACGTGGACAACGCCGCCATCGGCGTCGCGTTCGAACTTGAACCCGTGTAATTCGTCCTTGCCACCCCAGGTCAGCGCATGGAAGGCATCACACTGGGGGCAACGCACCTGGTAGGTGAATCGCTCGTCCGCCTGCGAGTAGCGAGTATCCACCAGGCTGAAGCCCTTGAGCTTCGGGGTGCTGCCAGCCACAAGTTTGGGAAAGGTCGCACCTTCCAGACGCTTAGCCGCCAGCGAGTCCGGAGCGCCCTCCTTCTCGATGTCGTTGTCGAAGGCATCAAGCTCATCGAGCAACGCTACGTCCACGGAGATGCGACGATAATTCTTCGCGGCCTTGCCGCCGCGCACGCGCAGCAGCGATCCGATGAACTTCTTCTGCTGCAGCGTATTGTCCTTGTGCCGGGCCAGATAGGCCGGGAACACCGCCCGCATGCACTCCACGTCGCGCAGCATGGGCTCTAGCTCCGACTTGACGAAGTCATCGGAGTCGTCGTCGGTCGGCTGCCAGATGCATTGGTTCCGGCGTCGGTGCTCTGCGTTGTAGCCAAGGAAGGCGAGCAGGATCTTGGTGTAGCCAACACGCGCCGACTTCTTCACCGAGACCTCGGCCACGTCGTCGTTACTGATCACTGCCATCATTCCGCGCTGGAACGGCCACGGGGTCCACTTCTGCTCGACGTAGCTCGATTCGGCGGAAAGGTAGAAGTGTTCCCGGGCCCAGGTTTCCAGCGTGATCGGCTCCTGCACCGCCCAGGATGCGAGACCGCGCTGCAGATGGCGCTCCACGGCCTGCAGCTGGCTTGCATCGATTCCACGGAGAATCGTCATTCGCATTGATCCTCGGTATCAACCGGCACCGCCGTGGGCGCGTCCTCATCGGCATCATCGTCAGCATCAACGTCCGCCAGGCGCATCGACGCGGCGAGGTTCCGTGCCTTGGCGACAATCTGAGCCACGACCTCGACATCCGCAGCCTTCAGCTGTGGAAGCCGGCGCCGCAGCGTGCCCGGGATCGTCTCAAGGATGCGACCCGCCCTCGCGCCGACTTTCGACAACACCTGTTCCATGAGGTGTGCCGGCGCCAGCTCGCCCCGGGTCACGGCGTTCTGCATCGCCAAGCGGTCAGCCTGCTCTCGCGCCAGCCGGGCACGCTCGGCGGTCAGATCCTTGCCCGCCTCGCCGCCACGGCCAGCAGCAACCTCGCGCAGGTGATCGCAGTAGGCAAGCAGCCACTCATCACCGGCAGCACCGTCCGCGAGGACTCCACGACGCACCAGGTCGCTGACCGCCTGCTGGGATATGCCCACCAGATCCCCAAACGCGCCCTGTTTCATCGGGCTGCTCAGATCAGAAACCACTACAACCCCCTTGGAAATGCTTCATGACTAGCGAGAAATTGCGCGACCGAATACCCGTGGAATCTGAGGCTGGGGAGGACCCATCGACCTGCCCCC